GACCGGGTCGACGCGCTGATCCCGCCGCAGCTCGTGACCGGCTTCCGCGTCTTCGCGGCCCAAATCCAGTTCGCGCTTTAGACCCGGAGTGACCGATGCCCAGTCCCAATCAACGCACCGGCAAGGTGTACATCGAGATCGATGGCGTCAGCATGGAAAGCATGGATGGCGCCAAGTTGGAAAATTACGAGGGCAATGAGCGCGATGCGGTGACTGGCACGAGTGTCTTCGGCTTCATGGACAAGGAGGTTGTGCCGACGATCTCTTGCGAATTCGCGCATGGTCCGTTGATCAACATGGACGCGATCGCCGCGGTCGTGAATTCCACCATCACCTTCAAATGCGACAGCGGGCCGATCTATGCGCTCCTTCAAGCTTGGAAGAGCAAGGGATCCAGCCTGACCGGAGGCCAGGGCAAGGTCGCCTTCGAGTTCCAGGGCAAGAGATGCATCACGGTCGCATAAGGCGGCCAAACCTCAGGAAAGGATAGTCATGACCAAGTCGAGTGGTGACGAGAGCGTCGTCACGCTGAAGCTCTTCGCGCCCATCCCGCATCCCGATGGGGAAATCAAGGAATTGAGGATCCGCAAGCCGAAGGCCAAGGATCTGCGCGCCATGGACAATGGTCATCCCGGCGAAATCGCCAAGACCTTCAGCCTGGCGCAGCAGCTGACCGGTGTGTCGATGCCGTATCTGGAATTGATGGATGCCGGCGACTTCATTGCGATGAGCACCATCGTCCAGGGTTTTTTGCGGCCTTCCCCGGCAACTGGCGCCTGATCGTCATGGAAGTGAGCGCCGTCCTGCATTGGTCGCGCACCGAGGTCGAAGATCTCGGTGCCGGCGAGCTGCTGGCGTCTCATGAACACGCGCTGGTGATCGCCCAGGCGCTGCGCGGCATATGAGCAATCTCACCGTCGCCCTCGAATTCTCGGCGATCGATCATGCGACCGCGACGGCGCGTCTGCTCGCCCAGTCGCTGGGCGGCGTCGGCAAGGCGGCGCATCTAGCCGGGCTGGCGTCGTCGCCGATCGGCAAGCTGACCCAAGGATTGGGCCAGGTCGGTGTCCAGCTCAGTTCCATTGGGAGCGCGCAAGACTCGCTCGACGGCGTGTCGTCGACGCTGAAGGACATCTCGACACGGATCAAGGAAATCGCCGGCGCCGGCCTGTCGCGGATCGGCACCGGCCTGTCCAAGCTCGGCACAGCCTTGCCGAAGACCGGCGGCATCGGCGGGTTGACCGCGACGGCCGGCGGGGTCGCCGCTGCGGTCGGCGGCGGTTTCGAAGTGCATGAGATCCTGCAGGACAATGAATTCTTCAGTCGCCTGCGCATCAACACGGGTGCCCCAATCGCGGAGATCGAGGCTCTGCGCCATCACTTCCTCGACGCGGCGCGCGACGCCCGGATTTCCTCGGACGAGCTGAAGCAGGCCTTCGACAGTCTGCGCGAGGGCGGCGCGCCGATCGAGTTCATCGACGCCTCGCTGGACACGATCGCCGCCTCGATCCAGCGGCTGAACGGCCACGGCTCGGATATCGGCGAGCTGTTCGCGAATTTGCGCAAATTCGACGATCTCCAGGGTCCGCAGCAGCTGTTGCAGGCGATGGCGACCTTGCAGGCGCAGATCAAGGGCGTGCCCGGCGGCCTCGAAGACTTCGTGCCGGCGACGGCACCCTTGCTCGCCCAGTACAAGGAAATGGGCCATGCCGGGCTCGAAGCGGTCAAGGAGATCGGCGCCGTCTATGCGACGGTGGCGCAGGGCACGGCGACGCCGCGCCAGGCGCGCAGCGCCACCGAGGGGATCCTCTCGCTGGTCTCGGACCGGCAGAGCGCCATCCAGCTCCAAGGTCTCGGCGTCAATGTGTTCGGGCACGACAAGGATGAAGTGCAGCGCAACTTCGACGCCGGCAAGACCTTGCCGCTGACCGAGATATTGCAGAGCCTGCTCAAGAAATATATCGAAGCGCCGGCCGTGTTCGACCAGGTGCTGGGCGACGGCTTCAAGCGCGACTTCCGGATTCCGCTGGCCGAGACAAAGGAGCAGGGCTTCAGCCCGACCCTCAATCAAAAGCTCGAAACGACGGGCGATCCGGCACAGTTCCTCCGCCAGGCGCATGAGGCGTCGGAAGGCCTGACCGGCAGCCTCAACAGCCTCAATGTCAGCCTCAAGCAGGTCGGTGAAAGCGTGCTCGCCACGCCGTTTCAGTTTCTGGCGGACGGGCTGAATAGGTTCAACGGGATTGCGACGGTCGGGATTACCGTGATCGGCGGTCTCGCCGTGATCGGCACTGTCAGCAACATGGTGTCTTCAGTTGGCGGAGGGCTGATCAAGTTCTGGGGAGCGTTGAAGTGGGTCTACGGTTTCATCCCGTCGCTTTCGGGAATGGCGGTCCAGTTCGCCGCCTGGTCGGAGACGATCGCCGGGCTTGTGTCCTGGTCTCCGGCACTCGCCGGAATGTTCACGGCAATGTCCGAAGGGTTTCTGGCCGTCGGTCTCGCTATCGAAGCGACGCCGATCGGCTGGATCATCACAGGCATCGCCGCCATCGCGGCAGCGGCCTATCTGATCTACGAGTACTGGACGCCGATCACGTCATTCTTCGGCGGCCTGTGGCAGGGTGTCGAGCAGATCTCCTCCGGCGCTTGGGATGTCATCGCCGGCGTCGTGACGGGCGACAGCGACCGCGCAGTCGGCGGGCTCAAGGAGATCTGGGGCAGCGTCGGGGCGATCTTCGGCACGCTTGTTCCCGGCCTGAAGGATGATTGGGCGCCGATCACCGCTTGGTTCGGCGAGTTGTGGCACGGCATCGGCGAGATCTTCGACGGCGGCTGGAACTTTATCGCGGGCGTCGCGACCGGCGACAGCGAGCGCGCGATCGGCGGGATCGAAGGCGTCTGGGGAGGCATCAGGGATTTCTTCTCGACGCTGATCCGCGGCCTGTTCGACGATACACCGATCGGCTATTTCGTGGCGCCATGGACGGCGCCGATCGTGCTCATTTCCGAGCACTGGACGGAATTCAGCCAGTGGATCGAGGCGCTGTTCGGCAATGTCGAGAGCATCGCCGAAGGGTACGGAAGAGTTCTCACCGGCATATTCACGCTCGACACCGGCGAGATCGTCGGCGGTATGCAGCAGATATGGCAGGGCTTCTCGGACTTCTTCAGCAACTTGTGGGACGGGATCGTCGGCACGGCCGAGGCCGCGCTCGACAAGATCGCCTCCTTCACCGACATCCTGCCGGACTGGATCACGGGTGCGCATGCCGATGCCAGGCCGGCCCATCCCGCTGCAACGGCACCCGCCCTCCCGCCCGCCGCGCCACCGGCGATCCGCGATGCCGGCGTCAAAGCGCCTGCGCCGCTGCCGCAACCGGCGCTGCCGCGCGTCGCTGTGCCGAGCGTGCCTGGGCCGGCGCCGGTCAATCTGGGACGTGCGGCTTTGCCATCCGACGGTCCGAGCAATTGGGAGACCGAACACTTCAATTACGCCGGCCTGCGGAAAGTCGGCGTGCCCGCGGCCGGCCCGCTGCATGGCGGGTTTCAGGAATTCGACACGCCTGAATCCGGTGTGGCGGCGATCAAGCGGCAATTGCTGCGCGACGAGGATGTCCATCATTGGGATGATCTTGCGACCATCATCGGCCATTGGGCGCCGCCGAACGACGGTAACGACACGGCCAATCTCATCGGCCGCGCCGCGTCGATCGTCGGCGTCGATCCCGGCCAGAGGCTCGACCTGCATGATCCGGCGACGATGGAACGGACGCTCGAAGCCTTCATCCGCAATGAGCAGGGCGGGCGCCTGCCGTCTTCCGCCGCTGCAGTGCTGCACCAAGTCGCCTGGAGCGACTTGCCGACGATCGCCGTGCCGCAGATCGCGCCGCAGATCGCGGCAAACAAGCCGCTGCTGCAAACCGCATCGGCGGGACCGAACCTCCCGACATTGGGGCCGACGCTCGGGCCGCCCGTGCCGACGGCTTTCGGCCGCGACAGCGTTACCGGAGAGGGCCAGGCGGCGCGGAGTAACGCCGGACCGACCGAGGTGATCGTGCGGTTTATCGATGCGCCCAGGGGGACGAGAGTCGAAACCAACAGCCCGCCAGGCGGGCCGCGGATCAGCGTGGATGTCGGCTACGCCTTCGGGGTGCCGTGATGCGCGCGCGCTACTCTTCCAACCCTGCCGCTCGACGCAACGCGCGTTGCTTGATGTACACTTGGCCTCTCGTCGCGATGCCTATGCACAGGAGGGCGAACCACAACGCCATCCAGCCCCAACCGAGCCACTCGCCCCAATACAGTCGCGAGCCGATCACAATTGCTACGAATGTCGCTAAGGAAAATTGGAGCGTCCTCTCTCGGCTCTTCTTCTCTCGCCTCGCCTCAATCGCCTCTTTCGACACATCGAAGTCCATCATCCCCTCCCTGACCGCTGGGGTTGAAAATGGCATGGCGTGACGGCGTTTTCCAGGGGCGTTTCCGCAGCGCCGCGTTCCACTACGAAGAAACCGGCCTGTCCGGCGGACGGCGCGTCGCCAAGCATCTGTTCGCCAAGCGCGACACGGCCGAAGGCGAGGATATGGGGCGGCAGGACCGCTCCTTCACGCTCGCCGTCTTCATCGTCTCGTCCGACTTCGCGACATATACCGGGCTCAAGAATGCGCTGATCGACGCCTGCGAGACGAAGGGGCCGGGTACGCTCATCCATCCGACCATGGGCACCATGACTGTATGGTGCGAGGGCTTCAGTGTCAGCGAGTCCACCGACGAGATGGGCCGCTGCAATTTCCAGCTCAAATTCTGGGACCCGGGTGCCAAGAATTTCACCGCCGGCGCGCTGGCGCCGAACCAGGCCGTCGCCGTCGACAGCGCCGCCTCGTCGCTGTCGTCGGCGTCGCTCTCAGCCTTCGCTGCCGTCTTCTCGACGCTCGATACGATCGCCGCGGTGACGGCGTCGGTGCTGGGCCAGATCGAGGCGCTGGCGGCGATCTACGGGCTGGTCAGCACGCTGGTCGCCGTCGCGCAATCGACACCGGGCGCGGCCGGCGTGATCTCCGGCCAGGCGTCGGCGTCGGCCGCCTGGTCGGCGTCGATCGCCCTGCTGCAACAATCCGGCCAGGATCTCATGGCCACGCCGTTGCAGCTCGGCCAGGCGATCCAGGCGCCGATCGTCGCGTTCCCGTTCATCGCGTCGACCGCGACCCCCGTGCCGATCACGAGCTGGGCCGGTATCAGGCAGACCGGCCCGGTCGCTTCCGGGCCGGTCGGCACGCGCAAGGCGCGGCCGATCACCGGCTATTCGGCACAGACCATCACCCAGATCCGTGCCGGTCTCACTCAGCTCGGCGGACTCGGCCTCGGGGTCGAGGCTGTGCTGGACGGGCCGGCGCTCCCTGCCATGACGGCGGCATTGCTGGCACAGACGCCACTGATGCCGATCCAGGGTGCCGGCGCGGCACTCATGGGGCAGATCTCGCCGATCGCCGTCGCCGGCATGACGCCGGTGCTCGCCCGCCAGATCGCGGCCGGCTATTCGCCGACTTCGATCGCCGCCGCCTCGCCGGTGCCTGGTGTCACGCCGAGCCGGGTGCAGATGGCGATCAACCAGGTCGCCGTCACCGATCTCGTCCGCCAGACGGCGCTGGCACAAGCGGCCGAGGCGGTCGCGTCCAATATCTATCCGACCGTCCAGTCGGCCGAGGCGGCGCGGGACGACATATGCTCGCGCCTCGATCTCGAAATGCAGCTGACGGCGAGCGACAGCGTCTATCGTGCGTGCCAAGCCTTGCGCATCGCCGTCGTGCGGCAGGTCAACGCGACGATCGCGACCCTGCCGACTCTGTCCAGCATTGTCCTGCCTCAATCCGTCCCGGCGCTGGTCCTGGCGCACCGGCTTTACGACAACCCGGCCTGGGCGGAGGATATCGTCCAGCGCAACGACATTCCGCATGGCGGCTTCGTGCCGGCCGGCATCGCCATTGAGGTGGTGAGCGATGTCGGCTGACAATGTCCAGCTGCTCGTCGACAACCGCCTCTATGGCGGCTGGGAAACCGTCGAGATCACGCGCTCGATCGAGACGATGGCCGGCAGCTTCTCGCTCAAGGTCAGCGAGCGCTGGGCCGGTCAGCAGGTCACCGCGCAGATCGTCCCTGGCGATCAATGCCAGCTGACGATCGACGGATCGCCGGTCATCACCGGCTGGGTCGACGATGTCGCGCCCGACTATGACGAGAAGTCGCATGAAGTCACCGTTACCGGACGGGACGCCGCCGGCGACCTGGTCGATTGCTCGGCGCCCTATATCGGCGGGCAGCGGTTCAACGCCGACGTCGTCGGGCTGATCACGGCGATCGCGCAGCCCTTCGGCATCAGCGTCCGGAGCGACATAGAGGGGCTCGCGCCGATCCCCGAATTCGTCATCCATCCCGGCCAAAAGGCGAGCGAGGCGATTTCGCAGATCTGCTCGTTCGCCGCACTGCTGCCGATCTCGGACGGGCTCGGCAACCTCGTCCTGACGCGCGGCGGGCTCGGCGGGGGACAAGCGCCGCTGAAGCTCGGGCAAAACATCGGCAAAGCGAGCGGCCGGTATTCGGCCAAGGACCGCTATCAGACCTATCAGGTGCTGGGCCAGGCCAATGGCAGCGGCAATGTCGATCCGGCGGCGGCGGTGGGCGGAAACGGCAGCTCGACCGATGCCGGCGTCACGCGCCATCGGCCGCTGATCATCATTGCCGACTTCACCGCGGTCGGCAACGCGGCCTATCAGCGACGGGCGCTCTGGGAACAGACTGTCAGGGCCGGCCGGGCGTTCTCGGCCACGGTCACGGTGAAGGGCTGGCGCGACGATGCCGGCATGCTGTGGACACCCAACGCCACCGTGCGGGTCGACGATGATTTCCTGGCCATTCACGACACGATGCTGGTCTCAGGCGTGCACTTTTCCCAGACGCTCGCCGGCACCACCACCGCGCTGACCATCACCCGGCCGCAAGCCTTCGATCTCATCCCGATGCCGCTCGATAGCGGGCTCTATGACGCGACGCCGACCGGCCATCCGGTTGCGGGGAAGGGGTCATGAGCGCACTCGAAGAGTTCCGCGGCCGCGTACGCGAATTCGCCGGGCTGATCGGGCCGATCCAGCGCTCGGTGCGGCTGATGATCAGCCGCGGTCTGCTGATGCTGGTCGACGATACCCAGCCGACGCAAGAAGTGCAGCTCGGGCTCCTCGCTGGTGAGGTTCTGTCCGGGCTTGAGCATTTCCAGCCCTATGGGTTCACCTCGAACCCGTTCCCCGGCGCCGAAGCGGTTTTCCTCTCCGTCGCCGGCAACCGGACGCAAGGCATCGTCGTCGTGATCGGCGACAAGCGCTATCGCATCACCGTTCTGCAATCCGGCGAAGTCTGCCTGCATGACGATCAAGGCCAGACGATCATTATCCGTCGCAACGGCATTGCGATCACGACCAAGTTCCAAGTCACCGTCGACGCGCCGACGACGATTTTCAACGGCAACATCCAGGTCAATGGCGGGATCACGACGACGGAAGACGTCGTCGCCAACGGAGTCAGCGTGATCAAGCATCCACATGGCGGCGTCGCGACCGGCGGCGGCCAGACCAGCGCGCCGATCGCGGGGTCTTAGAAATGGATCTGGCGATCGAATTCGATCCGACGCGCTGGGAAGGCGACCTCGTGCTGCTGCCGCGCGGCCAGCTCAAAATCGACCACTCGCTGCGGACATCCGTCTACCTCTCGTGGTTCTTGGATCGCCAGGCCGAGCCGGGCGACGTGCTGCCGGATGACGATCCGCTCAATCCCGGCGCCGGCGACAAGCGCGGCTGGTGGGGCGACTGGTATCTGGGCGCGATGCTCGGGCTGCAGCAGGCGGCACCCGGCGTCGCGGTGCAGCCGAGCTTCCGTCTGGGCTCTCGGCTGTGGCTGCTGCAGCGGGCGAAGGAGACGGCGGAAGTCGTAGCCCTGGCCCAGCAATATGGCGCCGAGGCGCTCGACTGGCTGACCGATTTCAACATCGCCAGCAGCGTGACGGTCACGGCCGAGATCGTGCGCGAGGGCATGCTCGGCCTCGAAGCCGTGATCCAGCGCAACCGCAACGCCGAGACGGTTCGCTATGACTATGCGTGGCGGAGAAGCTGATGCCGCTCATCCGCCCGAGTCTGGCCCAGCTCGTCCAGGACAACATCCAGGACATCCAGTCGCGCCTCGAAGGCGCCGACGCCGCCCTGCCGGTCGAGTTCCTGGGCGTGCTGGCGATCGTGCTGGCCGGCGGGTATCACCCGCAGTATGGCAATATCGCGTTTATCGCCAAGCAGCTCTTCCCCGACAGCGCGGAAAAGGCCTATCTGGAGCGGCTGGCCGGCTTCTACGGCCTGGCCCGGAAGCCGGCGACGCCGGCGCAATTCCAGGCGAGCGCCGTCGGTACATCCGGCGCCGAGATTCCGGCGGATACGCTGATCAACCGGTCGGACGCGGCGCAATTCGCGAGCCTGGCCGATACCAGCGTCTTGAACGGCACGGCCATTCCGACCTTCTCGGCATTGGTGCCCGGCAGCGCCGGCAACACACCGGTCGGCGCCGTGCTGCAATTCGCGACCGGCATCGCCAACGTCAATGTCTCCGTTACCGTGACGTCGATCGTGGCGATCGGTAACGATGCCGAGAAGGATGACCAGCTCAGGCAAAGGCTGATCTTCCGCATGGCCAACCCGCCGATGGGTGGCGCTCCCAGCGACTACATCATCTGGATGACGGCGCAGCCCGGTGTCACCCGCGCCTGGGTCTATCCCAATTGGCTGGGGCTGGGGACGGTCGGCGTGGCCTTCGTCATGGATGGCAGGCCGAACATCTTTCCCCTGCCGTCCGATGTCGCGCAGGTGCAGTCCGCGATGGGGCTGCTCAAACCCGTGACGGCAGGCCTGTTCGTCTTCGCGCCGACGAGCGCGCCCATCAACCCGACAATCCATTTGAACGGCGCGGATACTCCGTCGATCCGCGCCGCGGTCACGGCCGAGCTGCAGGATTTCGTGACGCGGGTCGCCGTGCCCGGTGCCGCTTCCGGCCAACCGGCGCAGGGGACGATCTATCTGTCGCAGATTGAGGAAGCGATCGGATCGGCCAGCGGCATCGTCGATTACCAGCTGATCAGCCCAACGGCGACAATGGTGATGGCGCCCGGCGCCATGGCGACGCTCGGCCAGGTGACATTCCAATGAGCCGGTCGCCGGAGGATTTCCAAGCCGAGCTGCTGGGGCTGATGCCGCCAGGATCGGCGATATCGAAAGACCCGCTTTCGGTCAATGGCCGGCTGATGCTGGCGATCGGCGATGGCCTGGCCGATATCGACGCGCTCACCCAGCTGCTGGTCGAGGAGGCCGACCCGCGCACCACGATGCAGCTCCTGTCGGATTGGGAAAGTGCGGTCGGTTTGCCTGACCCGTGCGCCGGGCCGGCGCCGACGATCGGCGCCAGGCGCATGCAGCTGATAGCCCGGCTGACGGCGGAAGGCGGCCAATCGATCTCGATCCTCGAAGCCTATATGGCGGCGCTGGGCTACCAGGTGACGATCCAGGATTTCCATCCCTTCACACCCGGCATCAGCGCCGTCGGCGAAACGCGCAGCCCGGTGTGCGACACGAGCTGGCGGTTCGTCTTCCAGGTCAACGCGCCGCTCAACACCGTCACATATTTCACGCCAGGCGTTTCCGCAGTGCCGGAGCCGCTGGCGAGCTGGGGCAACGCTGTTCTTCAGTGCGAGATGCAACGCATCGCGCCGGCGCACACCATGCCGATCTTCATCTATTCCTGACGGAGCGCCAGACATGCAGCGCATTTCCTCGTCTACCGCCGTCGCCGTCCTGCCGCCCCCCATCCTGCCGGCGCCGGGAACACCGGGTTTCTTCGCCCAAATCGTTCCCGGTCAGGGCGTCCCCACCGTCATGACGGTGGATTGGTGCAACGGCATCCAGGAAGAGCTGATCGCCTGCATTCTGTCTGCCGGCCTCACGCCCAATCCCGCGTTGCTGACCCAAGTGCGCGACGGCCTCATGGCGTTCGGGTATTTCGCCGACACGGGTGCCGCCAATGCCTATGCCATCGCGACCTCGGTCACTGGCCAGGTCAACGGCGTGCAATTCATTGTCCCGGCGATAGAGGCGCTGGCCAAGGGCACGCGCCTCCTGATCCTCGCGAAAACCACCAATACCGCCGCGTCAACGCTCGCGATCGACACCAACCCCGCTGTGAATTGGGTGAACAACGCTGGCGGCGCGCTCGCGGCCGGGGATATCGTCGGCGGCAGCATCTATCAGGTGCTCTATGACGGCGCTGCGATCCGCATGGTCGCGCCGACCAATTCGCAGCTCATGGTGATGATCGTGGCGGCCAACCCGCCGGTGCCAACCGTGCCGATGCAGGGCGCCTCGCACACCTATGCCAATGCCGACGCCAAAGAGACCATCTGGCGTTCGAATGGCGGCGCCGCGATGACGGACACGCTGCCGGGTGCCGCGGCCGGCGCGCTCGCCGCGGGATTTACGACAACCGTCGTCAACACGGATGTGAGCCTGCTCTCGTTCCAGGTCGGCGCCGGCTCGACCCTCAGCGGCGCCAATGTCACCAACGGCTACGTCGTGATCGGCGCCGGGCAAAAGGTGACCATAACCTGCGACGGCAAGAACTATCAGGTGTACGGAGCGCCCGAGCGCGCACGGCTCGGGCAGGCGACGACGCTGTTTGTGGCATCCGGCGGAAGCGACGCGGCGAATGTCGGCATCGTCTCGACCAGCCCGTTCGCAACGCGGCAGCACGCCTATAACTGGGCACAGTCTTCCCTCGATCTTGCCGGCTTCCCGCTCACCATCTCGGTAGCGGCCGGCGCTTATTCCGATTCCTGCACCTGCAATGGCCCGCTTTACGGCCAAACCGGCGCCATCCTCTTTCAGGGCAATGGCGCGTGCTCGATTGCCGTCACGGCCGGCGCGTGCTTTCAAGGATTCAACGGCAGCAACATCGAGCCCGCCGGCTTTGTCCTCAGCTCGACCGGCCCCGGCACCGCCTGCCTCGCCTTGGCCGGCAGCTCCAGCGGCCCGGCACCGGCCATGCTGATCGGGCCTGGCCTGTCATTTGGGGCGAGCGCGCTCGCTCATATGCTGGTGACCGGCATCGGCCAGTTTACGCTGGCCAACCCCTATACGATCACGGGCGGGGCTTCCGCACATTGGAACGCCAACGCATTGGGGTCGATTACCAACGGTAACACGGCAATCACCGTTACCCTGACCGGCACTCCCGCCTTTTCCGCCGCGTTCGCCGTCTGCACGACCAATGCGCTGATTAATCCGCTCAACTTGATCACGTTTTCCGGCTCGGCGACCGGCGCTCGCTACGCCGTCAGCGCCGGCGGCACCATCGATACCAACGCGTCCGGCGCCAGCTACCTACCCGGCAGCGTCGCCGGGAGCGGCACCAACTACTTCTGAGGGCCGAACCATGATAACCCCAACGAACTGGTATTGGATTGTCGCCGGCAGCACCACCGAGGTGTGGTCGAGCGCCCAGATGCAATATGTCCCGGTGACGGACGCGACCTATCAGGCGTGGCTGTCGGCGGGCGGCATAGCCACCAACATCCTGAATGCCGGCGAGCTGTTCGATGTACTGCAGCAGCAGGTGTGCCCGACGCTGCAGGCGCAGGGCGTACAGGTCGTCTCAACCGGCACGCCGGCGATCTCCGGCGCCTACGCCATCGATGCCGCGTCGATCGGTCAGGCGGCGGCCGTGGCGAGCGATCTCGCCAATGGCGACGGTTTGCCGGGCGGCGGCGCGACATTCGTCTACCTGGACACTCTCGGACCGCACGGGCCGATGTCTCAGGCCAATTTCCTCGCCGTTTATAAGGCTGCCAAAAACTACGTCTACCAGTTCACTCAGTCGCTCTCGGCGCTGGTGGCAGGCGGTCAGGCGACGATGCCGACACAGCCGCTGACCATTCCATGATCTATCCAGGCCTCGGCGAGGCAGGGTCGGGGCGTTGGCGCGCCCCTAACCGCGAGCTATGCACTCGCACTGTTCGGCCAGCCGTCCGGTTCGGCCGACGTTACCAGCTCTGCCG